CAAATTAAAGGGCAACAAAAAATCTTAACGTGAGTATCAGGAGACAACATGAGTCTACTCAGCAAATTGCAGAAAAACAGCACCATCAAAGACACTGCCATACTGCAGGAAAGCAAGTTTTTTACGGCCAAGGATTTGATCCAAACGCCGGTGCCCATGATCAATGTGGCGCTCAGCGGTAAAATGGACGGCGGTCTGGCACCGGGCCTTACTGTGTTCGCCGGACCCAGTAAACATTTTAAAACTGCCTTTGCCTTGATGTTGGCCAAGGCCTACATGGACAAATATGAAGACGCTGTTGTACTTTTTTACGACTCTGAGTTTGGTAGTCCTCAGTCTTATTTTGATAGTTTCGGTATTGACACTTCCCGTGTACTTCATACACCCATAACCGACATTGAACAGCTTAAACACGACAGCATGCAGCAGCTCAATGGTGTGGAGCGTGGCGATCATGTCATCATCATTGTGGACAGCGTGGGCAACCTGGCCAGTAAAAAGGAAGTTGATGATGCCCTGGAAGGCAAGTCAGTGGCTGACATGACTCGCGCCAAACAATTAAAGAGTTTGTTTAGGATGGTTACTCCGCATCTCAACATCAAAGACATACCCATGATTGTAGTTAATCACACCTACATGGAGCAAGGCTTGTTTCCCAAGGCAGTGGTCAGCGGTGGCACCGGCATCTATTACAGTGCCGACGCAATATTCATTATTGGTCGTCAGCAGGAAAAAGAAGGCCAGGAAATTGTGGGCTATAATTTCATCATCAATGTGGAGAAGAGTCGCTATGTTCGAGAAAAAAGTCGCATACCTGTTGAAGTCACCTACGAAGGTGGTATTAGTCGCTGGAGTGGACTGTTGGATGTTGCCCAAGAAGGCGGTTTTGTTGTCAAGCCCAGCAACGGCTGGTACAGTCACCGGGGCGAAGAAAAAAAATATCGTCTCAAAGATACCTACACCAAAGATTTTTGGATACCCATAATCAGCACGCAGGAATTCCGCGAATATGTTGAAACTCGTTATCATGTAAGCAACAACAATCTCAACAATGAAATCTCTAAAGAAGCTATTGACGAAGAGTACGCCGCCCTGGCCGAAGACTGAACTGCTGGCCAGCGAAGTCGATGACAGCTGGAATATTCGCATCAGCAGTGGCGAGTTTGAGGGTGTGATATTTCGAATTGGTCGTGTTCGATTCATTGAGGAGCACGACCAACTTCGCATAGCCTACGAGTATGATTTATTGGACTCGGCAAATCACAGCGAAGAGGCATTGACTTCTGCGGTATTCAAGTCTACAATTCATAGTATTTTGGAATTATACCTAAAAGAAGGACCTGATGGAACGAATTGATAAGACCATACTTAGAAACCTGGTGCATAACGAAGGCTACATGCGCCGGGTTTTTCCTTTTTTAAAAACTGAATATTTTGGCGACGAAGAATATCGCACAGTATTTCGCTGCATACAGCAGTTCATTCAAGACTTCAATAACTGTCCTACCGCAGAGGCCTTGGAGATTGCTCTGCAAAAGACCAACATCAAAGAAGAAGCGTTTCGACAGGCTGCCGAAGTCGTAAAAAGTTTGACGGTGGAAGAAGTCAACAACGATTGGTTGACTCGTGAAACCGAGGCTTGGTGCAAGGATCGCGCCATCTATAATGCCATATTAAAAAGCATTGAGATCATCGATGGTCGCGACAAGAACATGACTGCCGATGGCCTGCCCAGTCTCTTGCAGGAGGCACTGAGTGTGGGATTTGATAACAGTGTGGGCCACGATTATATCACCAATGCTGCGGATCGTTTTGAATATTATCACAGAGTGGAAAGTCGCATTGCCTTTGATCTGGATATGTTCAATAAAATCACCAACGGCGGCTTGCCCAACAAGACACTGAATGTGGCCTTGGCTGGTACGGGTGTGGGTAAAAGTTTGTTCATGTGTCATGTGGCGGCGGCCAGCATGAGCATGGGTCGCAATGTGCTGTACATCACCATGGAGATGGCCGAGGAACGCATCGCAGAACGCATTGATGCCAATCTCATGAACCTACCCATGGATCAACTGCATGATTTGCCGCGTCAAATGTTCGACAATCGCATACAGCGCATCAAGGATAAAACCGAAGGTAGATTGATCATCAAAGAATATCCCACAGCCAGTGCCCACAGCGGACATTTTAAAACTCTGCTCAACGAACTGGCGCTGAAGCAGAAGTTTCATCCCGACATCATCATGATCGATTATTTGAACATTTGTTCAAGTTCCAGACTCAAGGCCAGTGCCGCAGTCAACAGCTACACTCTGGTGAAGAGCATAGCCGAAGAACTGCGTGGCCTGGCCGTGGAACACAATGTGCCGATCTTGACTGCCACGCAGACTACTCGCAGTGGCTATGGCAACACTGATGTTGAATTGACTGACACATCAGAGAGCTTTGGTTTGCCGGCCACCGCGGATCTGATGTTTGCCCTGATCAGCACCGAAGAACTTGAGGGCATGAATCAACTCATGGTCAAGCAGTTGAAGAACCGATATAACGACCCCACATCAAATCGCAAGTTCATTGTTGGCATAGATCGTGCTCGCATGAAACTCTATGATGTTGAAGCTCGCGCTCAACGTGATCTGGTGGACAGTGGACAGTCCGACACTGACTGGCAACCACGCAGCAAGCCCGGCAGAGACTTCAGCGCTATTAAGATATAAATAGGTTTGAACCCGGAGGCAGTGTGTATCTGGCCAAGGACATAAACCAAAGAATCGATTGCTGGGCTCCAAAACTACGGGGCTCGCTGTCGCATGCGTTGCTACGGCGCCGAGTGCAGGCCTGTCTGCAACCCTTTGCCATACGAGTAACGTTGCAGCCCGATGCTGGACTAGAACCCCAGCAAACTGCCATGAGTGGTTTATTTGACACTGAAGTCAAAGAGCGCAACATCACCATTGCGCTGCATTTTACCGACTGCGTCGATGAATTCATCATCGACGATCATAACTGGCGAGAGTTTAGATTTCAATTAAGTCAGGTGGCACAGCACGAACTGCTGCATCGATCCCAGAGCGAACGTCGACAACACCTGGACAATCCCTGTACTCTGTATTACGACATCAAGGCTGGGCGTAAAAGCGACAAACATCAAATGGATTATCTCGCAGAGTTTGATGAAATTGATGCCTATGCTCATGACATAGCCATGGAGATACATTATTACTATCCACAACAAGATCCCTATGCCATACTGCGCAGCATTGGGCGCCGCCGCAAACTCTGGAGCTGGAACTTCTATGTTCGCAGCTTTCGTCATAGTCCGGACTGGAGTGAAGTCCGCCACCGTCTATTGAAGAAAACCTATCAATGGATACCGCACATCACCATCTAAGGAAAACATGAATTTTTTTGATCTCATCAGCATCATCGGTTATCCCGTGGTGGCCTGGTTGGCCTACAAAGGCGGCCGACTCGACGGCATAATAGTCACCATCAATACTCTGCACGAACGCGGACTCATCGAACTCGACGAAGAAACTCAAGAAAATCAATGACTTAGCGGTGCTTGACATTTCGGATCGTTCCTATACAATGGTGGTTATGATGATGAACAAAGGAACCGAAATGTCTAACTCTGTTAATGTTTCATTAAGCCCTCAACAAATCGAGGTACTCCGCGGAGTAATGTTTGAATACTACTCCCAAAACGAGGCCTTTGATGTTTCTGAAGAAAAAATTCGTCAGGAGCTAGAAGAAATTCTGGCCGATGCCGAAGAAGATGTGTATCTCCAAAGCTTCATTGCAGAACTATGAAAACCAAGATTCAAGATGTTCAACTTCGGCTCCGCAATCCCGTGGCCCGGGACCTTGCGAGCCCGAAATATCGTCAGAAAGTCCAGCGAAATCAGCGTCGTCTGCTGGAACTGGCTCGGGGCCGCTTCAAAAGCCTTGATCTGCTTGGCATCTGACGCGGCAGAAACCGGTTGACTTCTAGCATCGTTTCTATATAATGGTATGTAAGTTAAATGATAAAGGAAAACAAAATGACAGAAGATGAAAAGCGTATGTTCGGTATGTCCCGTGAAGAGATTCGTAAGCAGTACATGGAGTCATTGACTGCCGAATTAAGTGGTCTGGAGATGGTGATTGCCGGCATCCTCAGCGACTGCCAGGAACTCATGAGTTATCAGTATGCAGCAGACGTCAACAAGACTGCCGCAGCCGCCAGTGTGGGCAAGAAATTGAATGTCGCCAAGTTCATTTTGTTTGAGATGATGGATGCCAGGCGTGAAGAAGAAACTGTGCTGGTTAGTTCAGACGGCACAGAGATTGCTTAACAGCATGAAAAACATGCCCGAAGAAGTAGAACTTGAGAACGTTCAAGCAGCCTTAAAGGGAGCCCACACCATACATCTCAGAATTGAAGAACATCAAGACTGGTTGTATGCCTGGGATCGCGATAAGAGTGATTTTCTGGCGCAGGGCAGCACAGTAGAAGAGTTGTTTGATCGGTTGTATGATCTAGCAGAACGACTCACCGAGAACACCGTGGTGTTCCGATGTGGTCGAGACGATGGTGGCGACATCATTCGACGTCGAAGCTTGACAATCGAATCCGATGGTGCTATAATGGATGATGATAAGGAGAATGATCATGGGTAAAATGAAATGTGTGATGGAAGTAATGGAAATTGCCGACAGCCTTTGTGATGACTTTGACATCGGCTTCTCAGATTTTAGTTTGGACGACATCGAATACATAGCCATGGAGGCTCAATTAAGTCTCACCGATGTCTGTGAAATTCTAGACATTGCCATGCCCACTGAATTTCAAACCACAGGAGCCTGAATGATCAACCTAGACAGCAATGGATTTGTGGCACTGCCACCAGCGTATGTGCGCATCAACGATGTCCTGACCATCAACCCCGAGGTGCTGGAGGCACAGCGCGCAGCATATCATCAGTATCGCACTGCGTATCGCACCGATAATCGAGGCATACGAGCCGTTGGTCGCTATAACATCGATGGTTCGGTCACACCATATGTTCGTACCCTGAAATAGGTATTGACAACCGGCACCAAAGGTGCTATCATAGCAGTTGTAGTTGGAAGTTTACACATCACATCACATTAGGAGAATAGTATGAATAAATTTGTAACCGCTGGTGTTAGCCGCAATGTCAAAGGTACCTGGAAGGTACGCAACAGCACTCTGTCGGTGGCAGACAGCAATCTTCGTCAGACTCGTGCCGGCGACACCAACATCATGTATGTAGAACTGCCTGAGCCCATGGATCGTGATGCTCTGGCTCGATATCTAGGTACTCTACCAGAGTTCATGTCAGTGCCAGACTATCGCGCGGTGATTGAGGCCACCATCGCCAAGCGGCAGCCTCGGCCAGCCAAGACAGCCAAGACAAGCAAAATGGCTCAGTCCGTAGTAGGCAGCGCAGCAAAGACTGCACAGAAGCGGGCCGCGTAATTGTGGCCAACGCAGAGCTGATCGACCGCCACAGCTCTGCGTTATTTTTTGTTGGCGGTATGGAGAAGTTGTAATGACTCAAAGTGATCGTATCCTGAAGGTGCTGAAATCCGGCAAGCGTTTTACATCTAGTCAACTGGCTGGCCTTGTTGCCACCAGCCCAGATGCAGTGCGTTCGCAGATCAGCAAACTGCGCGGCGAAGGCTATGCCGTATACAGTGACACACGTAAAACCGACGGTAAAACCTTCTACCGTCTGGGCACTCCGAGCCGCGCCATGGTGGCTCAGGCCTATGCAGTGTTTGGCACCGAAGCCTTCGGAGCTTAATGCTGAAATCGGTTGTCTGGCATTTAACAATTAAATCGACGACAACGCCGGAGCCGTAACCGGCAAGAATTCTTAAATAAGGAGCAGAGTGTGCGTAATCATTATTGGACCTGTGGTAAATTTGCCGACTGGCTCAGAGGCACTGCAAGCCCCGGAGCTGAGACCAGCGATGGCTGGCGCATCTGGCGTAAAAAGGCTAGAGCCGCGCATCCATGGCGTTATTGGTTGGCCGACGAAGGGTTGGACTACCTGCAGCACATCTTTTATTTTGTGCCGGATCAACTCCACACCATTAAATACTACATCAACAATCGTTGGGTTACTCGAACTCATGCGTTGACTGCTCACCCCAGAGATATCAAACCCGGTAGCTGGTCAGATGTTGGCAATCGGTTTCTTCCATGTCTGTTCAATGAGCTGGTAGACTTTGTGGAAGTAGAACTGGCCTGGTTTCATCTGGCCTGGGAAGGCAAGAGTGTGCAAGCCCAGTACAACATGCCCTGGTGGGCCGTGGGTTGGTGGCGGTGGCGCAGCTGGCGCTGCCCCGCTGCCGGTCTGGACAACCTGCGCTGGCAGATGGAACTCACCAACGCCGAATGGACGTCCGAAGATGATCCCACACGTGGACAACTCACTCCGCAGGCTCTGGCGGCGCGTGAAATCTACGAACTGTATCAATGGTGGACTGTGCTTCGTCCCAAGCGCCCCGAGCCCATGGATGTCAGCGGTTGGTCGGCTTACTGTGCTGCACGCCGCCAAGCCGATCCCGAAGACTGGGTTTTTGGTGATGACAGCGGAGAAAAAATCGACACCAGTCCCATGCTGGATCAGATGCACAACATGGAAGAAGCTCACGAGGCCGAAGACGAGGCCATGATGATTCGATTGATTAAAGTTCGTCGCGCACTCTGGACTTGACAAACTGCATCGTTCCTTTATAATGGAGACATGATGAAAATTGCAATATGTTCGGATCTGCACCTAGAGTTTGGCGATCTAGATCTCCACAACGACGAAGGTGCAGATGTGCTGATTCTGGGCGGCGATATTCTAGTGGCCGACGATCTAGCAGCGCATGGCAGCGCTACCGTACCGGCCACGGCCTCGGTGGTGGCTCGAGCCGAACGCTACAATAACTTTGTAGTGCGGTGTGCAGAACGCTTTCCGCAGGTGATCCTGATCATGGGCAACCACGAACACTATCACGGCGACTATGCCAAGACCGCAAAAATCATTCAGGGTACCTTCGGCGACCTGCATAATGTGCATTTTCTGGACAACGACTATCGCATCATCAACGGCATACTGTTCTTCGGCGGTACGCTGTGGACCGACATGAATGGCGAAGATCCACGCACCATGCGAGAAATTGCCTATATGATGAATGACTATCGCGGTGTGGATAACAGCAATCGCATGGTGAACTATCGCGACTATCATGCCGCAGCCGATGAACCCAACAGCTGGACCATGAAGCAACGCGCTGCGTCCTTTACTCCGGAAGACAGCGTGGCCGAGCATCGCGAATTTTTAGAAGCCTTGGATCAGGTGTTGGCTCTTTATCCAGAAATGACTACGGTGGTGGTTGGGCATCATGCACCCAGCAAGGCCAGTACTCACCCCCGCTATAAGAAAGAAGTTTTGGTCAACGGTGCCTACAGCACCAACCTAGACAATTTTATCTTGGATCGTCGACAGATTCGATTATGGACTCATGGACATACTCACGAAGATTTTGACTACATGATTGGCACTACCCGCATTGTCTGCAATCCCCGCGGTTACGATGGCTATGAAGCACGAGCCGATAATTTTAAACTCAAATATGTGGAGGTGTGATGAAACAAGTATTCTTACCACTGGTGGACAACGATGGTCGCCAGGGAGTATACAGCTATGTTCCCGATGATGTTCCCACACTCACAGAACGCCTCGATGGTAAAGTACTGGTGCTGGTGGAAACCATTTCACAGCATCGCATGCGTTATGCCATCTTGGCCGACAAAGAAGAGCATGCCTGCGACGAAGTGGTGATGGAACGTGCTGCCGAACTCAGTCAAGAGTTCATCGGCGAAAGCATTCTAAGCTCCCGGGTCATCACTGAAGCAGACTATCTAAAGATCTTCGATCGAGAC